ACCGTTTCCATAACAGTTTGCCGAAGCCTCTGCCCGATGCGTGAACCGTGGAACGCCATCGCCAGCCTCAACCCTACATCCATCGATATTTAATGCCCCCGTGCCATGCTCCAGCACGTTTTCAGCTACTGTGCCGATCAGCGGTTTACGGGCCATTGTGATTGGTTCAAGGGCAGGCTTGAGGGCAGTTCCCCATCCATGCCATTCATCTTTCAGATTGTGCGATTTCGGGAAGCCGCTGCCATAAACCCAAGCGATCATATCCCTGATTTCAAAGCCTGCATCTTCAATCCTACAGGCCATTCGGTGCTGCGTCCGTGTGCCTGCAAATGCCAAGAGATGCCCGCCCGGCTTCAGCACCCGCAGGCACTCTTGCCAAATGTCAGTTGACGGCACATCGTAGTCCCATTTCTTGCCCATGAACCCGGCTCGCTTGCCGTCGCCAAATCCATACGGCGGATCTGTCACAATCGCATCGATTGATTCAGCGTCCAGCGTCTTGAGAACTTCCAGACAATCGCCAATATGCAAGCTGTAGGGTTGCGTCATGAAAACCACTGAAAAGAGCCGTTTCTGCTCAGGTAGTTGAAAGCGTCGGCTGCGGCGTCCACCTGGTCGTCATGCTGGCCAGTCGGGAAGCTGCAAAGCTCATCGATAAAGGCCCTGTTCCAGTCGCCTCGCTCAAGCTCCACGAGGCCGGCCTCACAAGCTGCTGCAAACGGCATTGCTCGCACTTCTTTGGAGCCTGTAGGACGTGCCGAAACGGTTGCGAAGCCTGCCAGGTTGATCTTGTCCTGTTCCACCTGATCAACCCCCGCCGCTCCGGGGTCCTGTGCCAAGTGGACGATGGTTTGCAGCCCGTCTATTTCGGCTGTCTGTCGCTGGACGGTTCGCCGTTGGGCTGGTGACCACTGACCTCTAACCACGTGGGTGATTCGGTATTTATCACCTGTTCTGAGCATTCTGACGCCGCAGGTGTAGTCGCCTGCTCCCGGCGTCGCTGCTGTATCGTAAGCGCGGCAAGCCAGCCCTGAGCTATCGCTCCCGTCACTAATAGGCAGCCAATCGTGACGGAAGAAGCCACCAGATCGAGGGCTAGGTCGCTGCTGATAAAGAGCAGAAAAGGCATAACTACCAATGGCCTTCTTAATCCGGTCGAAGTCTGCGACGTTGTAACGGTCTGGCCAGAGTGCCGCCCCCGGCTCCCTGCCGAGCGTATCACCTTCTTCGGCGATAGCTGGCAGGCTCACCACGTCCCACCGTTCGCCGCCGTTACTCGCTTCTTCCAGCAGTTGGCCCGCAAGGTCGAGCGAGTGCCAGCGGGTCATGATCAGCACGATAGCCGCGCCCGGATGCAGGCGGGTGTAAAGGTCGTTTTGGTACCAATCCAGCACGCGTGCCCGGTAAGTTGGTGATTCAGCCTCTTGGCGGCTCTTCACCGGGTCATCAATCACCACCAGATCCGCACCGTAGCCAGTTACACCAGACCCGACGCCTACGGCATACAACCCGCCGCCGTGAACTGACGACCACTGATTCTGTTTATTTGAATCGTTGGCAAACTGAAATCCGAACCGGCTAACGAGCCGCCTTGTTTGTCGGCTGAATGTGCATGCGAGGCTGTGGTTATAGGCCCCGACGATGATTCGTTGCGTCTGATCGACCAGCAGCCGATACGCTGGATAATGGATGGTTGCCTGTTCGCTCTTCCCATGCCTTGGCGGCATGAAGAACATCAATCGGCTAATTTCGCCCTTAGTGACCGCATCCAGTGATAGCCGAGCCTTTGCCAGATGTCGCGGGTGCCATTGGAAGTTTGACGTTGCAACATTGAGAAAGCGATTAAGCCCCCTCGGAATCAGTTGGGTCTGTGGTGTCGCCTTCGTTATCAAGATTTGACCAATCAACTACCGGCGAATCTACCTGCTCAATCGGGGTCGGCACCTTGCCATCAATCCGGTCAAACACTTCTTTGATGTGCTGAAAACTGCCGCCCTTAGCTTCTCTGACCAATGCCAGAATGATTTCTTTTATATCTCCGGTATCTTCAAGATGCTTCAGCAGTTCAGAAGCCATTCTCCGGCCTTTACTATGCCCTGCCGAATTACCTGATTGACCCGGCTGCCATGGCCGGAGATTTTCCAGCTTTGGTATCGGGTTTAGATTTGCCATGTTTCAATTTTGTTTCCACTGCGTTATCCATTGCGGCAATGGATTCGTCACCAGTCCACCCGCCCTCGCAGATTGACCATCGATTCAATCGCACCGCGGCCCGGCTGGGCTCCCTTGTTTCGTCGCTTATTGCCGGTCAATCGCTGCATCTCTGCATTGCGTTTGATGCGTGCCTCACTGATGACCTTTTGCAGTGCGAACTGGCGTTGCTCCCACTTGGCAGCAGCTTGCAGAACCGCGTCGAACTTCTTGTCGGCTCGCAGGCATTTGAGGCAGATGGCGGGCTTGATCTTCTCAAGGCTCCTGCCGCTGTCGCACACCCCGCACGGTGCTTTCTGGCTTGACTCTCGCCAACCGTCGGGCGGCATCATACCGACCAGTTCAACCGTCTGACCGCCCAGGTACGCTCGCACCTGCGCTTCAGCACGTCGATTGATTTGATCTTCAGATAATTCTTCTGACAACGAATCCATTAAATATTGACACTAAAAACTGAAGAAAATAACTGCAATGCCAAAAAAATAACATTTTATTTGTTTGGGAAATCAATGATTTCCGGCTCGTTAATTTCACCCCATTTGTGGAACCGCTGAAGCGGTGTTATCTCTTCCTCGTAAATCTCAGATATTCTGAAATTGCCATCATCCTTGCAAATAGCCGACACCACTCGCGTAACGAGCTTGTCAGGGTGTCGGTATTGAAAGTTGATGAATTTCTTTGTCGGCATGGTGCTATTATAGCACAACTTCGAGCGTGATTTCGACGCCGGGAGCCTCATTTACATTGCACCAATGTTTCTGGCAGAATCGTTCTGTCACTTGGCAATCGTCCTTATAGACAATCCCAGTCAAGGCGTCTTCGGTGCATCTGATCAGCTTGGTCAGGTCAGGCTTCTGCGTGTGGTGCTTGGGGGCGGTCTCTTTAATCTTAGCCGCGTTCCTACCGCTCCCAAAATGGCACTTAGGACGCGGAAAATAGAAGTCAATGGTCATCGCTACGGCTTCAGTCGTCAGCTTGGCCCCTGCGTCAATCATGGCCTGTTGAGCGTGTAGCGACACGATAGACTGCCAGCTTGTTTTACGCTTGGCCGTGTCCATCACGATGATTCGGCCCGTTTTTGGGTGCATAAATGCTTTCTTTGAGCCGGATGGGCTGGCGATGCCTGGAACGAAAAATATGAGTTTCAAGGCTGTGCCTCCAGTTCTGCGATCTGCTTGGCACGTTCGCTGACAGCCTTTGACAGATGGCGTGCAATCCAGATGGGTGAAATCCTCATATGTTTTGCCGACTCTCTTGGGTCGTTCAAAACACGAATACCGTCAACATACTGGAAATCACATTTAAGCGGACTTGCTATAAAATCGGCGACAAACTGCACTGAATCAGGTAGATTGCTTCTCGGATGAAATGTTACTTTCATTGTGTAAGCTGGCAGAAAATGCTCTTTGTATTTGACCCAGTTAAATTCAACACATTGAATTGGCGTTGGAAATTCAGCCATTAAATATTCGTTGACCCAGTGGCCAATATTCCCCAGTTTTGACCCCGGAAAATATCTCATAAAACTATCGTCAAACATCTTAAACATCATCTCCCCCGTTTCATCGCTTGCAGATACATCACGACCAATACCACCATCATGCCTGACAAGGTAAAGCAGGCCACAGCGGCTAAGATTGATAAGAAGGTTTCAGGCATCTTTTCGCATCTTTTCTAATCGCTGAATCTCTCTATCTACATACCATCGCGCCTTTTTCAGATCCTCGATTTCATCGCCCTTTTCACCAGCACGCCAAATGTATTTGATCGCATTGCCCCGGCAGAAATTCATGTGTTCTGTGATTTGAATGCACTCTATGCCTGACGGGTGGTTTTGATAGTGAGAGGGGTTGATTGGGTCGCTCAATTTGTCTTCCCTTTCCAGTGTTCAACCGTCAGTGCCGCTGGCTCGTAAAGTGAGTCTTGATACGCAACCGCCTTTTTATGGCTACTGAAACAGCCAGACACTATCGCAGCATCCTTTTTGATCACCCACACCGGCGGGCTGACAATACCGGCTTCGATTAGTGCGTTGGCAATCTTTTCAATCGGGATTGCCTGATAATCGTGGAGAAACCGCCCAAAATCGGAGTCCATTAGTTCGGCGAATCGTTCGGCCTGTTCTTTTGTAATGGATTCAGGTTTGATCGGCATTGCTGACCTCTAGTATTTCTGGCATGTTATCCATTTTCTTGGCAATATCCTGAAGGTGTTCAATCAGTTGTCTTATGCTACTTTTATTGGCGTAGAATCGCAGGTCACGAATTTCCTGTCGTTTTACCAAACTTCCAAGTTCTGCCAAATATGTCACTTCTGTAGTCAAAACAACCACTTCCACACATGGGACATACTCGCCGTCGACTTCCTTATACCCAAGATTTGAAGCACTTCCGATGAACTGTTTCATTTTACCTCCCCTTTGGTCACGAAATTGGTTTCATTGCCAGACGTTTGCTCATCACACATGCAGAATTTTGGCTGATTACCGCAGTTTGGGCATTCAATGGCGTCCAGCCTGTTCCTTAACATCTCCACTTCCGCCACCAGCGCCAGCACCGCGGCAGGCGATGCGGCGGCTATGTGGGCAGCGTCTCTTGGCCACCACACTTCTGCAAGATGCGGCCCTTCACCATCGTTCGCATCTGCAATAAAAATGCCGTCGCTTGCCTCATAGACTTTCCACTCGCCACCGCCTGCCGCCTCTGCCTTCTGTCGCCACTCTGCAAGCAAGGCGGGCGTGATTTCAATTTGGCTCATGATTTCATCGCTTTCATGCCTTTTATTTCTGATTCAAGACCTCTAATCTTTTCTTGGTGCTTGACTATTTCGCCCATTAAATAGCCTTTATTTCGGTGCAGATCACTGTTGATGTGTTCGTATGATTTTATTTCAAGAGCCTGTCTGTGCATCCCTCTGTTGAGCATCCTAAGCTCCCTCCGCTGGTGCTTAATCCGCCGCTGCAATGCTGCACGGTTAAAGACTTCGGCTGGTATGGCGGTGCTTTCCAGTTGTTTTACCTCTAACTCA